TGGCAACTAAGCGCTTTAGCTTGGATGGATTATGATGATGTTTGTCAAATAATCCGAATACATATACATAATAAGTGGCATCTTTGGGATCAGTCTCGCCCATTCAAGCCTTGGGCTTCGATGATTATATCAAATCAGATTAAAAACCTGATTCGTAATAATTATTCAAGTTTTGCAAAGCCATGTTTGCGCTGCCCTCATAATATGGGGGCAAACTCTTGTGAATTTACAAAAAGCCAAGAGCAAGATGAATCTTGCCCTGATTTTGCTAAATGGAAAAAGAAAAAAGAAAGAGCGTATAACATAAAGCTTCCATTAGCTTTGGAAGAAGGTGTTTCGACAGGAACCGCGACAATAAAAGATTTTGTTGATTATGATGGTTCGGCTGAGAAATTGCATAAACTTGTAATGGATCAGTTAAGCGAGAAGCATAAAAAGATTTATTACATGCTTTACGTCGAGAACATTGAAGAAAATGATGTTGCGAAGAAATTTGGGTTCAAAGCCGACTCTGCCAAGCGGAAAAAACCGAGATACAAACAGATGGCAAATTTAAAAAAGAAATTTTATTTAATTGCTCTTAAGATTATAAAGAACAATGACATTTTATGAACAATTTAGCATTAACAGAGAAACAAAAGACTCAAATACAAGAAGAGTTCGTTAAAAATCCAGATTTGAGGCATATCACACAAATAGTGTTTGAAAACGATAGTTTGGATGGTCGTTCTAAGGAGGGTCGGGCTGTCAGAGCATTTTTAATTAATAATAATTTAGAATTTAATACCACCACACCACAAAGAGTTGAAGAAATAGATTTAACAACTGAACAAAGAGAATTCTTGATGAGTGATAACATCGAGAGAGGTATGAATGCTTTAGAGGCTACTAGATTAGCTTTTCGGGATAGAGAGATACAGCCACTTAGTCAGCAGCATAGGATGGTTATGGAGTTTCTCCGTAGTTACAGGCCAGAGATTGTCGATGACAATGATATGATCACTAGTGACAAGTGGACTCCTCCTAAATCGCTATCTAGGGCCATTAAGAAGGTTAACGATTGGGCTGGTCAGACATTTGACGAAATATCAATACAAACAAAACAAAAGAAAATGTGCGAAAGGCTTCTCTTCTACCTGAAGAGTCCTCGTTTCGTTCATTTCATTAATCAATACTCAACAATAGCAGATAGAGACTTATTTGAGAGTGAGTTTGTTCGGACGGTGTGGGACAAGCCCGATTTAACAAATGATGAGCTAAACTTGTATATTACTGTTTGCACGAACTATGTTCGTCAGAAGCATATTCAGCAAAGAATCGACAGATTGAACAATATGCTCAATGACACAGAAAATGAGCGAGATATAACCTTGCGTCTTACTGAGCTTATAAAGGCCACCAGCGACGAGCTAAATCAATGTGAGAAAAGAATCGAATCTTTGACCAAAGACCTCAACGGAAGCCGTCAGGCGCGTTTAAAGGCAAGAGGAGAGCAAAACGGTAGCATTGCTGCGCTAGTGGAGGCATTTCAAGAGAAAGAGGAGCGTGATAGGATGATTATGATGGCAGAAATGCAAAACAAACTAATCGAAGAAGAAGCTGACCGACTTGAGTCTATGGATGACTACAAAGCTCGGATTCTAGGAATATCTAAAAAAGAGATCTTATGAGCAATTTTGTCTGTAAAGAATGTGGTAAAGAGTTTGACAAAAAGAGGAGCTTCCATGCTCACTTGAAAGCTCATTCTCTAACTATAGGAGATTATTATGTCAAACACTACGACCGAAGAGACCTATACACGGGTGAAAAACTGGCTTTTCGATCTTATGATCAATATTTTAGGGATAGCTTTAACTGTTATGATAATTTTAAGTTATGGATGGACTCGGCTCCAGAGGAGGAGGTCAAAACATATATCAAAGAAAAGGTAGTAGATAAATTTACATCAAAAGAAATTTCTATATCACCGCCAAACCTTTTTTATGACTTGTCGCAGATGGCAAGCATATTTTACTATAAAAAGTTCTGGGGTTCTTATTCTGCCTTCTTAGAAGAACTTGAGGTAGAAAATTACTTCAATACAAATCTACCCAAAGATTTCTGGGAGCATGACTATCAGACTATACCTATCTTTACTGACACTAGAGAAAAAGCCCCACTTAAGTTTCAAGACTCTGTAACAAATAAATTAGACTTCGGAGACTATACTGCAAGAGGAGACCTATATACAAAGACATTTGTTGATCGCAAATCACAAGATGACTTTAGGCAAACCTTCGGTAAGGACATTGACAGGTTTCGACGCGAGATGGACAGGTGCGTAGAGTTTAACTCTTACATGTTTGTTGTAGCAGAAACAACAATAGACAAATTAGAAGAAGACAACAAGACTTCTAAGTTTAAGTCTAATCTTGGTTACCTATGGCACAATATAAGAAACTTAATTATAGACTACCCCAAAAACATACAAATCATTTTTGCACACAACAGAGCAGGAGCTAAAAAGCTAATTCCACTTATTCTTTATCACGGAGAAGCTATGTGGAATGTTGACTTACAATATTTTATAGACGAACGAGTAAATGTCTTGGACAAAGGGAGAACAAGGATATCGGCTTGAGCATTCTTCTCAGGAACTCAACGAGTTCCTAAAGGGAATTGATGGCAGTATCAAAGAAGAAGAAGCGAAGTATTTGCTGTATAAGTTCTTGCGGAACAATATAGCATTTACTTCTGAGTTATTTTTAGGTGTTAAGTTATTCCCCTTTCAGGCTATGGCTATTAAGGGGATGATGGTTTCTGACTATTCCATGTTCGTATTCTCGCGAGGTATGTCGAAGACATTCTCTACTGCGATCTACGTATTACTGGAGTGCCTACTCAACCCAAATTCAAACATAGGGGTTATTGCTGGGACATTTAGGCAATCTAAACAAATCTTCCAAAAGATGGAGGATATAATTAGCAAACCCGAAGCAAGTCTAATTAAAGAATGTGGATTTAAAATAACAAAAGGAACTGACCAATGGACAATGACTTTAGGTAAGGCTAGGGCGATAGCCCTTCCGTTAGCTAATGGTGAGAGACTTCGTGGATTTCGATTTAATAGGATTGTGTTGGATGAGTTCTTAACGATACCTGAAAAAATATTTAATGAAGTTATTATACCATTTTTGGGGGTGGTAGAGAATCCTATCGAGAGGGAGGAACTATACAATTTAGAATCCCGTCTAATCGACAAAGGCGAGATGAGAGAAAAGGATAGATATATATGGCCTAATAACAAACTTATTATTCTTTCATCTCCATCATTTAAATTTGAGTATATGTATAAACTCTATAAAAAATATGAAGAGTTAATACAAGGACAAGGGGATGGGCAAGAAGATGAGGAAGAGGATACCCTTAAAGATGATGCTTATAGGCTAATAATGCAGCTTAGTTACGACTGCGCCCCATCAATGCTATACGATCAGAATCTGCTTAAACAAGCTAAAGCCACCATGAGTGAAATGCAGTTTAAAAGAGAGTTTGGCGCACAATTCATAGATGAGAGTGATGGATATTACAGATTATCAAAGATGGCCGCTTGCACGATACCAGACGGAGAATTACCCGCTGTCGAAGTAGTTGGTAACCCCAGTCATGAATACTTATTATCTTTTGACCCAAACTGGGCTGGGAACACAAGTGCTGACCATTTTGCTATGCATGTCTTCAAGATAGACAGAGAAGCACAAAAAGTTTGTTTAGTTCATGGTTATGCCATAGCAGGGGTTTCTTTAAAACAGCATATGGAATATATGCTATACTTGCTGAAACATTTTAATATTGTAGGTATATGTGGTGACTATAATGGAGGAGTTCAGTTTATAAATTCTTGTAACGAAAGTGCTTTGTTTAAAAACGAGAATATAAACATAGGTGTGATTGATGTTGATTTAGAGAAGCCAGAGAACTGGAATACAGATATAACAAGTTTTAAAAATCAATATAACTTAAGAGAAAGGAATTACTGCATCTTAAGAAAACCTACATCAAACTGGATTAGAAATGCCAATGAGATGTTGCAAGCAGCGATAGACCATAAAAGAATTTTATTTGCTTCTAGAGCAATCGACTCTCACTTTGATGAGCAAAGAAAAAAGAATTTGCCTATAGATAAATTAAACTGGGACATAAAATCCCCCAAGGCTTCTAAGGGAGCTATGATGATTGATTTCATAGACCACCAAAAGTATGTGGTTGAACTTACAAAGTCGGAATGCGCTAACATTGAGGTTATTGCTAACCCCCAAGGCTCTCAATCATTTAACTTACCTCAAAATTTAAGAAGACAGAAAGGCCCGAATAGAGCTAGAAAAGACTCTTATTCTTCTTTAGTTCTAGGGAATTGGTTTGCAAAAGTATTCTTTGATGCTGAGAATGCATCTTTAGAGCAGAAACCAGAAGGAACATTTATTCCCTTTGCGATTTGAAAAGTTTCAAAGTAACTTTTATAACTTTAGTGTAAACTTTCATATGCCTCGTAAATATACCAAAAGATCAGAGTATTGGGAAAAATTCAACAAGACGGATACTCCCATAGAAAATTTATTAAACCCACAAGAAGATGGTTTTAGCCCAGAGCTAATTGGCGAACCTATTTTTAGTTCAAGCGAGGCTTCACGTTTGACTTCTCCAACAGCCAGAACAAAGGCGCGAACCAACGCAGTAGCGACTTTGGGGTTAGATAACAAATTTGAAAATATTAAAAATGGTATTTTACCCTTTAATTATGAAAAAGGAGGGGCAGACACTAGGGAGGCGGTAGAACTTTGTCAGAAAGCTTACTTTAATATTTCGTCATTTAGGGGGACTGTAGATCTATTGTCTGAGTTTGCAGACTCTGATATTTATTTAGAGGGGGGTAATGATAAATCAAGAAAATTTATTGATGCTTGGTTCAAGAGAATCAGGATGCACAACTTAAAAGAACAATATTTTAGAGAATATTACAGATCGGGAAATGTCTTCTTTTATAGAGTGGATGGAAAAATACCACTCAAAAACTCTCAAAAAATGTTGGAGGCATATGGGGCAAGCGCGAGAAAAGAAATTCCTATAAAATATTTACTGATTAACCCTACAGATATAGCGACCAAAGGTTCGGTTTCTTTTAGTGGTTATGAATATTTCAAAGTCTTAACTCCTTTTGAGATCTCTAGGCTCCAAAAACCAGAGACAGATCATGAGTTAGAGATGTTTAAATCTTTACCAAAAGATGTGCAAGAAGCACTTACCAACGGGAAGAATCAATATGCAATGACAAGGATTCAAATTAAATTAGATCCTAAGTTATTACATGTAGTCTTTTCTAAAAAACAAGACTATGAGCCGATGGCTGTTCCAGTCGGTTATTCTGTTCTAGACGATATCAATAGAAAAATAGAATTAAAAAACATTGATCAGGCAATTAGTAGATCTATTGAGAATGTTGTGTTACTTGTCACGATGGGTAATGAGCCAGACAAGGGAGGAGTAAATCATAGAAATCTAGCAGCTATGCAGCAGATATTTAAAAATCAAAGCGTAGGTCGTGTGCTTGTTTCTGATTATACTACTAAAGCAGATTTTATCATTCCTGATATTAGAAAAGTTGTTGGGCCAGAAAAATATGCAGTTATTAACAAAGACATTGAAGATGGTTTGCAAAATGTTTTGATTGGCGATTCAAAGTATTCTGATGCCACAATGAAAATGAAGGTTTTCTTCCAAAGGCTTGAAGAGTCTAGGAGATCTTTCTTGCATGACTTTATTAATCCAGAAAT